GCCACTTTTGGTATCAATTTTTAAATTAGCTGATGCTGTTGATGCCGTTGTAATAGTAAGATGCTTAAATCTATATGGATTAATTATCATAATAATTTAATTTTAAGTCCAGAACCTGCTACCGTGCTTCCCACTTGCGTTATAAATGCTTCTATTTTATCTCCTACCGCAAATGTTATAGTTCCAGCTAATACGTAAGGAACTGATGCTGTTAAGCTTGTATTTTCTGTTGCATCTATGCTTATAGGCGTTGTAAAAATTGTAGTTCCATTCTTTTTAATATCTACAATAATTTTATCTCCTGTTGGTGCAGTATTTACATTAATCATTACTGAATTAACAGTAATAGGAACAGCCATATAATCAGTATATGCTGCTTGTGATGGGTCAGCTATTAGAGGTGTAACTTCATCACTCGCTGCAAATTGGTATGATATATCATCCAAATGTGCAACCGGAGAATTATTGCCATAATCCTGAATTATCTCTGCATAATAAATTACCCCATCATATTTCATGTGAACAAAATCAACAGCATCATCTGTTTTTGTAATTACCGGAGTAGAGTTATCAGACCAAATAACATTTGCTGGAAATGTTATGTTTCGTGGTGTTGACCCTTGAATAATCTTGATGAAATATATACCTCCTGATTTCGGATTATTTAATGTCAATGTTACATCTCCGGTGGCACTTCCTAAGTCTATAACTTGACCGTTACCACCATCCCAGTTAATTGTTTGTGTTGTTCCTGTTGGTACATGAGTTGTAGGGATTGATGAATATATCTGTCCTGAACTTGCAACTATATTCCCTGAATTAGCTTTAACCGCATTATTTTCTGTTGCTCCTGTTGCGGTTATTTGAACACCTATGTTTTCAGAGTTAGTTCCTGTTATTTCTATTTTCTCGGCAATGTTTACATCTCCATTTGTTATTTCGTGAAGTATTTTTAAAACTTCATCACCTCCTGTCAATCCAACTGCTGTAAATAGTATGTTAGATGTAGCTTCCTTTACTTCCGTGAATTTAGCAATTCCATTGCTTCCATAGCCTATTCTAACTATATTATTAACCGCGTTTAAAAATTCTCCCAGTCCATTTCTTAATTCTAACTTACCTGAATTATATCTTTGGTTTAATCCTAATCTCGCTCGTTCTAAATAATCTGCATCATTAATGATAAATCCGTGCTCATTTGTACGGTCAACGTGAACGATCATCACATCTCCACCCAGCCAACGAGTGAAATGAGTGTTAGCTGTAATTGTTCTGTCGCCTTGAAGCGTACCATCGGAATAGTAAATGTTTAAGCCGTTTTCATTCAGCCATGTTAATAAATCGATTAAAAGAACTTTAGCACTAAACCATGAAACGCCTAAATCGTCTGTCGCATCAACATCAAAGAACTCTGAACCTAATAAATTTAAATTAGTTCGTTGGTTTAAATATTCGTGTATTTTCTCGTTTGCCATATTTTAAAAATTTCGTTTTTTGAAAATGTCCTTGCTGTCAGCAAAGTTAATTAAATATATTTTGTCAGGATTTCCTGTTGTTTCGATTTTTGATATTTCTGTCGGTGTTACTGATATTCTACGCCATACACTCTCTGCATACAAATTATAGTCAGTCATATATATTTCATTAGCCAACATTTTGTTGTAAATCAATTTTTCTGCTACTTCCCAATTTATTTTCTTTGTCTTTAACGTCCACTCCCTACTGTTCTTAGCTGTTATTTGACGTATATTATGATTTTCTGTTACATAATTATCCGTTTCAATTGTTGGTTTTGGATCTCCAAATACTGCCGGAATACGCAAAGATGAGTACCAATTTAACCCTGTAAAGTCAAATTCATTTCCTCTTATGTTTCCGTTTTGATATGTTTCTATTCTAACAGAATGATGAGCAGCTAAATCACTATAAACACTTAAATCAAACTTTCTACTTTCGTATGTAGATGACTGTCCTACTATGTTTAATTGTGCTTTTATTTGATAAATTCCAACACCTATCAATTGAAATACCAACTGCCAATCAACTAAATAACCAACATAAAGTTGTTGTTCACTTGTGCCTGATGGAAATCCATTGAAAAAAGTTCCGTAAGTATTATTGTTCAAATCAGCAACTTTATTTCCGTTTTTGAACAACTCTATTGAAATTGTATCTGCTGAAACAAAACGCTTAAATAAAAAATCGTTTTTGTCATTTTTCCACCAATCATTATCATTACTTGCAAATACCTGCTCGATGTAAGGACAAGCTAAATAATCACAAATACAAATATCATTTGTTTGTGGGTCCGGCAACTCCGGCAAACTTTCGCCTAATAGTTTATGACAATTACCGCTATCATATACATAAGGACTTGTATTTGGCAATATTTCTATTATCATGGCGATTTAATTTTAAATGTTCCGTCTGCTTTCATCTTGATTTGACCGCTTGGCGACATTTGTTTGTATGTTCCTGTTGGCTCAAACGTATCTCTGTGTATTCTCGAACTTAAATTATAGTTTTTCCCTGCTACTACTAAGCTACCGTCAATTAAACACTCCATAATTACTTTTCCTGAATTAAGATATATATTTAATAGTGTTCCTGTGCTTGGTTTTAATAGTTGATTTGTGTCAGGTAAATTAACCGAACTCATTTCTGTAATTAAATCTCCCGGCTGTTCTGTTTCTTCAATTCTATTAATACCCCACAAATCTGTCAATGATGATACTGCACCCCCTGAATTAGTCCAAGTTGCTCTAAATAACGTGTCTTGTCCTGACAGTATTGCATCATTAAGATTAGTCATTGTTGTTGGCTCAAACGTTTCTATTTGACAACTCCAAACTTCTGTACCTACAATAGAAGTGTTTGCATCTGTGTCATAGTCATAAACGGTAATTTCAGGTGAAAGAAATAAGTAGTTGGTATTGCCACTAACCCCAAATTGATTTTTTCCATCTAAGTTGCTGAATATTGCTAAGTGTATGGAATATCCTAATAATTGACTGTAGTTAGAAGTTTTGTAATTCAAGTTGTCGTTTGGTTTACTATTATCATAGAAAACAGTATCAACACCTGCGTTTTGTAGCCAATCCTGCCATTTTATTTTTTGTGCAAATTGTCCTGAATAAAATTGACTTCCGGCAACTAATGATCCTGTTTGTAATTTCACAAAATTAAATTGGTCGTTTTGCAATAATATGTAATTTCTTGTTGTATTTTCATTCAATTGCTGAACATTGTTGGATATTATTGCATTTGCTACGTTGTAAGGAAAACTATCTAACTCAAAGAATTGTTGTGTTGTTTGGTTGTAAGCTACTAATTTAAATTCTAGCGAGTTCAAAAAAGCATCTTGAAGTTGATTTATCGAAAATTCAAAGTCAACTAACAATCCATCTTCATTCCATGAAGTCATATTTGTTGATGGTGTGTCAACTCCTAATTGTTTGTTGTGGGCATATATGTCATGCTTATTAACGTGCATTAAATTTGGAATATCAGGACTTTCATCATAAATCTCAACATCTGCAAGTAATAAAACTTTATCAATGTTTCCAGAACTTAAGGAATTATCTCCACACTCTACGCCAATAATAAAATATATTGGATTTTGTGCGAATTTGTTTGATAAAAATGCTTTTTGAACACTTGAATATTCAACGTAAAAATATAAGATCAATGTGTTTGTTGAGCTTGGAAATATGTTTAAATTAGTAATAAAATCTTGCCCGTTTGTTGCCGGACTTCCAGCTAAATTAAATGCAGCATCATAAATAAAATTATCAACCAAATTTGTAAGCGTTGTGTTTTGATATTCTATTTCTTCCGGTAAATAAGAAACGTAAACCCCCATTCTTTCATTTATTCCAGAAAAGTTACCGCTTAATTTTTCAACCTCAATAGTTACCAATGTTTTGCTTCCAATTAACAAGCCTGTTGCTGCATTTGTTGATGGAATTTCTCTGTAAGAAATGCTATTTATTTTGTAATTATTATTAAATCCATTGTAATTCTCATTGTACCATGCAACACTTCCTAAATCTGTTTTAAATTCGTAATTTTTAGCTGTGTTAGGATTGGATAAAACCGTCCTAAATTCAGGATTAAAAACGTATTTCAAAGAATTACCCCCATTCAATAAGTTAGGAATAATGTTATTTTGCAAATTACTCAATTCTCCGTCCAAATAATAAGGAACAATAATAAATTCATGTTCAATCTCAAATTCTTGCGTCTTGTAATCTATATTTTGAACGTAACGTGCTTTAACTGTTCCTGTTCGCCAATCTTCATATTGACCGAGCCTTTGCATTGTCTGAAATGACGTATCTCTTACACCACCCCCTAAATCTAAACCTATTGAATTGCTGTAATATCCTTGTGCATTTCCGGATACCTTGCTAATTGTATTAAAATTCTCGTTGTTACCTATTAAACCAAATTTGTAAATCAATGCTGTTTGTGGTTCTTTGCCCCATAGATTTACAGATGCATTTAAAAATCCGTTTAATGAACTATCAGGAAGAGGTCCGGCTGTTTGCCGGGCAATTATAACGCCTTGTCCCATGGATTGTATTCTAAAATCCTCTGCGAATGTTCCTGAGTTATCAGTCCACTCAATAACCATTAAATCTCCAACTGCTAAACCGTCATTTGCAAAATTAGTAGTGTTTACTGAGCTTGTTATTTGCCATAATCCCCCACCTAATGGACGTATGCCAATAGAGTTGCTAGTAGTAGCTTCAAACCTCCAACTTAACCTAAATTTTCTAACAACCTTAATCTTATTCATAACAGAACCAGCAAGATTATTGTTGTAATCTCCCAAATTGTCAGTAAAACCAACCCCATTTTTGAATTGGTTGTAAAACTTCTGTTCTGTTACTAAAATATTAATTGGCATTTATCAGTTGTTTAGCTTCAGTTAGTAATTGATTTAATTTGTTGCTATCTCTATTGTCTTGAGCTTGTTTAATTCTCAAAGTTAAATCTTTTAGGTATATTTTTTGCCTTTCGTCTGTAACTTCATTTATTTTTTTTTCAACATCTACATAAGCAGCTGTTTGTAGCTGTGCTATTTCATCTGTTAAATTCAACAACTGCTCTATCTTTTTATTTAATTCGTCCATATTTTTAGCTTGGATTTATATAAATTTCTTTTAAATTTTTTGTGTAAACCTCAAAAACAAAAAAACTTGCTGTTGCTTTATCTTGTGCAGGTTTCCAATTCCAACTTATCATTTTTGCTACTTTACCATTATAATAAAAGTAGCCGTTATTAGTTAGTTGCTTATAGTCCTCAAACCCAAATGGTATTGTAACATTCTTGTAATAAACTTTTTGAAATCCATAATTATTTCTTACAAAACTTCTGTAATTGTGGTATTTATCATAAAGCACTTTACAATTAAATAACTGCCTGTGATTTGTTGGTAATTTGCCACCTGTAAGATATAGTAATTTTGGAAGTGAGTGCCAATTGTTTGACTGTTTTAACATGCCTAACCTATCAGTAATTAGTGATTTGAAATTAGTTCCACCGCCAAAAATTCCGGTAACATTATCGATTGTTTGAGCAACTACTTTTAATAAGTTTTCCAAAGGATTTAAGTTGTCTTTTCTGTTGCCTAAAGCTACGTTTAAGTTTATTTCTTCCAACCCTTTAATTAATACAGCCTCTTTGTTAATTGTGGTAATTTGTGTAGTTCTAATCTCGTAAGCTGTTCCTCCGAAATTATCAATTGTCCATTCATCATTCAAGTCTGTTTGAAATGATATTAATCTATTCCCTACCAACTCATCTGTGTTGTACTCAACAGCTTCTATTCTTACGTTTGGCAGTTGATAATTAGACTGATTTCTCCACCAAACATCATTCTCACTTCTTAGGTGTAGAACACCGTTTACTATTGCAATTTGTGCATTAAATAAACGCTTTGCAAGTTCAAACATTTCTGCACAAGTATAGCCATAATCCAAGGTGTTAGGTATGCCTTTTTGTGTTCCCTTTGTAACAGAAATAAATCCTAATGCTGTTTTTTCATCTAGGTTTGGATTGGATGGCAAATAGTGTAGGGTGTTTAGTTCAGCAATTGGCGATTGAAATTGATACCCAAAATGATTAGCTGCTTTTTCTAACAATGCTCTTAATGTCATTGCTTTGTGCTTTCGTTGAGGTGGCACTAATGTGTTTATGAAGTTTTGTGCCAAATCAATTATTGCAATTAATATTACTGCCGTGTAGATTACGTTAATCAAAGCTATTGCTACTGCTCTTACAATTGCAGAAACTTGACCGCCAAAAGGATTAGCAAATAATGCAGCAACATCTGATATAGCATCTGATGTGTTTCTAATTGATTGTGCCAACTCTTTAACTAACAAATAAAGAATAATGTTTGTTACAAGAATTTCAATTAGGTTAAATTTCTTCTCAACTACATAATCAATATTAACATAGTCGCTATTTGTTATTTCTCCAATTGCTTCTAAATATCCATAAGTTGTTGCTGCCAACTTTTCCTCAAAACTGTCTAATCCGTCTTTTTTTATTAAGCTTACGTTTACTCGCTGATCCTCCAATAAATCTTTATACCCATTTGTAAAATCTAAATAAGAAATGAAATTCTCTTGTGTGCTTTGATTGTTGAACAATGTCATTTGGAACGACATCCCCTCGAATATTCCAACGCCGCCGGTTAATCCATTTCTTATCCATTGCAAAATAGCTTGACGTGCCTCAAGTGGAAATTGAAATTCTTCAATCACAAGGTTTGGTTGTACTGCTCCATTTTCATAATTAGCCTCAATCTCCAACTCCTCCCATTCAATAGGAGCATTGAATTGTTGATTGTTCAACAAAAATTTAATTTCGGTATTTTTACTAATGTTGCTCATTAATTAAAGCCTTTTCTTCTTGTAATTGTTGTTCTTCTTTTTTCTCTTTTAGTTGTTTTAATGATGTTTCTCATAAAATCATAATCATACTCATAATCCGGAAAATCAATCTTGCTAATGCTTTCATTTAATTGGTCTAATTTTGATAATATCTGCTTATTATTTCCCAACATTCCATTTATCATGTAGCTTCCAACGTTATTTAAACCTTGTGTTTTATCGTACATCATTAAATCAGAATAAATTCCTGTATCGTGCATTTTAACAATGTCTTTTATTTCATCTCTATTTCTAAACCCTACTTCTTTACGGTCTTTTTTACTCCAAACCTGCTCGTTTGGATGCAATACCCACAATTTACCGCCTTTCTTGTCAACGTTACCTGCATTTCCTGTATCGTCTACACCATCATAAGCACTACTTAAAGTTGATGCTAATGCTCTGATTACTCCAATATCTCTAATTGTAGATTGAAGCGGTGTAGGGTCGCCTTTTGCTACATTTGATTGATAAGTTGATAAAACAGTAAACAAGGCTTGTTGCTGTTGTAGTCTTTTTTGTGCTTTTTGGCGTTCCTTTTCTAATTCTGCTTCTCGTTGTTTTTCAACTGCCAATGATTGTTCAGCTTCTAATTGACCTCGTGTAGCTCTTTCTCTTAGCATGTCTGCCCTTTTTGATGTTGCTGCTATCTGCTCATTTAATGTTTCTATTCTTCTTTCTAATCCTTTACGGAATAACTCGCTAATTACTTCAATAGACGCTTCGGTAAGTTCTTGCTGTATTTCTCGCATTTTCTTTTCCCTTTCTATTTCTTGCTGCCTGTTCATTTCTCGAAGTAAAGCTTCTTTATCCAAACGCTCTTTTAATTTGTTTATGGAAGTCATGTCAACTTCTTGCTCCTTTAATTTTGAAACAATTATCTTGTCAATTTCTTCCTGTTGCTTTTTATATTCCTCACGCTCTTTTTTTAGCTGCTCCTCACGCTCTTTGTGTGCTTTGGTGTTTTCTTTTGTTGCTTCGGTGTCTTTTTCTGTAACCTGTGTTGTTTCTTTTTGTGATTTACTTAAAGCCTTATAATCTTCTCCTAATTTTATTAAATTATCTCTCAAAACAATATAACGAGCATTTCCTAATTCAGTTGACCTGTCAAGTGTTTTCATTTGCTCATTTATAGCTTTCATTGCTGCCCTATAACTTTTTGCAGGTGCTTCGCTTTCTCTTAATTGTTTTCTGAATTTTCCTAAAGCATTGTCTAATTTGAAAACAGATTTTTCCCCCTCTCCGAAATCTTGAAACAATGCTCTTGTTAAACCTAATTCATCTGCTCTATCATCTAACTTAAAGTTGTCCAATAGTTGTGTAAATGATTGTACTATACCTCTTAATGCTCTCGATATTCTTCCATTACCGTCTTCTATGTCTAATATAAAACCCTCCCATGCACTTTGAGCCTTTGTAATATCTCCACTTAAATTGTTAAGCATTACATCAGCCATTTCTTGTGCTGCTCCTTTTGCGTTGTTCAACTCCTTGCTCAACTTCTCTAAACTATCAGTACCTTTCAAAAATGTGTTGAAAGCTGCAACGCTTCTTACATCTGTAAGTTCTAATGCCCCTGATAAATCAATACCCTCATCTGTTAATTGTCTCAAACCTTTAATTAAGCTTGGCAAATCTTTTACCGGCTCTTTTAATCTTTTGCCCAATACACTTGAACTATCTGCCAATTTAAGCATGATATTACGAGTTGCTGTGGCTGCTGTACTTGCATCAAAACCACTATCTGATAAGTTACCTAATAACGCAACCGTATCTTCAACACTAAATCCCATTGCGTTTGCTACTGGTGCAATAGTACTCATAGCTGTATTTAACTTACTAAAATCTAACGCTGAACGTGCTGTTGATTTTGCAAGTACATCGTTAACCCTTGCCGCTTCTTTTGATGAAAGTTGAAATGCTTTCAATGTTGCTCCTGTTAGTGCTGCTTGTTCTCCTAATCCTGAACCCATTGCTGCCGAAGCTGCTAACGTGCTTTCCGTCATGTTTAAAATCTCTTGTGTTGGAAAGCCTAATTTTGCAAATTCTGTTTGTAAGTCTGTAACTTGACTTGCTGTAAAAGCTGTTGATGCTCCTAATTCCTTAGCTTGTTGGCTTAGTGCAGCCATTTCGTCTTTCGTTGCCCCTAATACTGATTGCAACTTACTGTTAGCTGCTTCAAAATCTCTAAATATGCTAATTGATGAAGTAATTAATCCCGCAACTCCTGCTATTCCTGCTGTTATCCCTAAAAAGCCTAAACCGCTTCTTAAAACACCTCCTAACCTACCCCATGCAGAAGTATAATTACCAACGTTTCTTTGTGATTGACCAACTGATTTATCAACATCTTTAAGCTTTTTGTCGAGTTGAGTAATCTCACCTCGTAACGCCCTTGCTTCTTTACTGTTCTTACCTTGCTCAATTGCTAAGTTCTTGTAATCTGCTCTAAGCCTGTTTAACCTTGCTGATGCTGCTGAATACGCTCCAACGAGGTTTTTATTTTCAAGTGCAGCCTGTTTGTTTAGCTTGTTTTGCTCACGAATTTGAATGTTTAAAGATGCGTTTGCTTTAGCTTGTGCATCTTCTGCTACTTTTAACCTATTTGTTAGTTTTTCCTTTTGCTTATCCAATTCAATAGAAACATCAAATGTTTTATTTAATGATTTTTGTGCTTCGTCTGTTTTCTTAATTGAATTTAATGTAGTTAAATCCTCTTTGGATAATGCTTCTTTCTGTTTTTTCGCTAATGATACAAAAGACTTACTAAGGTTGTCAATTTCCTTAATTAACTCCTTCACATCCTTTTTTGTCTTATCGACTAAATCTGGAGCAAAAATATCTTCATTTCTTATTTGCTTAGCCATTTGTAATATTTTCTAAGTACGCATAATATTGCGATACTGTTAATGTTCTACTATCTAATTTAAAGCCGTAAAACTTGCTGATTTTAGCAAGGGCTTTTTCTAATGGTATGCTTTCAACCATTTCCGAGAAGTTTATTTTTAACTTCTGCTTTTCAATCTCTACTAACGTTAAAAAGTGCCTTTGTTTTGTTATCAAATAATCTGCTTGATACTTCGCAATGTTTGTTTGTATGCGAAATTTCGACCTAAATTCGTCTGATAATCCATAATCTCTCAACCATTCATTAAATATCTTTTCCCATGATAAATCTAATTCATTCAATAATTTCAAAGTCAACTTTTCTGTTTTTTTCAATAAAAATGTCAAATCCCCCTTTTCGTGAATTTCAAACCATATTTTTATTGGTAATTCATCTATGCTATTGTAATAGTTAAGCTGCATTTATTTGTTCTCTTACATAGTCAGCAATTATCTCTTTGTAATAGTCAATTACACGCTGTAAATTCTCTTGGTTCAATCCAATTATTTCTGTTCCCCAATCATTCTCTAAGTTCTGTCTGTCCTTAATGGTATTGGCTTCAATTGTAAATCCACCTTTAAATGGTATAACTTTAAAGGTGGCGTAAAAGTCGCCTGTATCTTTCAATGTTACCCTGTCTATTGGCTGCCCTTTACGTAGCTTCTCCTTTACCGTATATGGAGAATAAGAACCTCCAATGTCTTCTAATTTTCTTCCTGTCGAATCTTCTCCCAACTCATAAAGCTGTGAACTTGGCAAACCCTCTGTATTTAGCTTAATTACATATGTCTTAAAGGCTATTGTGTTAGATATTCTTAACGCGATGTCGTCAACATCTAACTTCATAATAGCTTCTAACTTACTGTAAATTGGTGCAAAATACCTTTGTTTGGCCATGGTTGTATTTTTTAAATTAGCAGCTCCAAATAAATGAAGCTGCTAATTAATCATTTTTTAAAGTAGATTTTCTTTTTCTTTAATTCCTTAACAGCTTGTTCTGCTCCGGTACTAATTAGAGGTTTGTAAGTTTTTAAAAACTCCTTTTCAGTCATTCCCTCAATGGCTGATTTTCTTATTTGGGTGTTCCCAAATTTCAAAACTTTATCCTCTATGTTATCAGTCGGTTTTCCCATTTTCTATTAAGGTATTGATACTTGAAATTTAGCAACATCATAATTCTTATCAAGAACTCCTGATGCGTTGCTTACTTCAAGCACATCTCCTGACGTTTCCGCAGGGAACACAAACGTATAAAGACCGGGCGTAGTTGTACTTTCAGTAACAGATGTAATTGTTACCGGTCCCGGCGTTGGAGATACTTCGTTAATTTGAAAATCTGTTAACTCTAATCCTGATGCAGGTATTTTTGAAGTCAGACCGCCAAAATTTGTATTTAATTGAACATCAAAACCTGTTGTTGAAACGTTGCTTGGTGTTCCGGCAACTACATCAATCAGACCATTTACACCTAATAAATCAGCTGTAATTTTTGAAGCTTCAATCATTCGCAAATTGGCATCATTATCAAAAGATGAAACAGTAAATCTAATTCGGTTTTTCTGAATGGTTGTGTCTGTTCCTTTCATTAATCCCGGAGAGAAACTCTCTTTTTGAATTAAGATAGGGTCTAAATAACCATCTCTCGTTTGTTTACCGATTAAATTACCCTTTTTGTCGATAAAAAACACGCCTATTTCTAAACATCTCCACTTTTGTAGATTGCCTAATAAAATAGTGTCGCCTTTAATAATCATTCCCTCGAAAGTTCTTGCACCTTCTTGGATAAATACAGAAGTTCCGTCTTCGAACTCCTCCGTAATATCGTCAGCTCTTTCGTCAACGATATTTTTTAGCTCAGGGCTTGGAAACCATCTTGTTAATGGGTTGCTATCTTTTACTTTTGAATCCAAAAATGTTTGGTCTAACACTCCGGATGTTAATGCAGACAAATCAAGTCCATTAATCGTACCGTCAGCTTTTCTGTATTGAACAAAAATAGCCTGTTTAGTTACATCAAAAATTGGATAGCAACTTGGTAAACCTGTGTTTCCTCCACCTGTACCACATACGCATAATTCCATAATTGTAAATTTTAATTGTTAGTAATTCGCAATTGCTATACGCAACTACATTTGTTTGTGCAACTTAAATCTTTCCTAATTTGGGCAGATATTCTTAATTCTATTCCTGACAAATCCATATCAAATAAAGATTGATTCTGTTCGCCATCTAACGATATGTTTAACAAATTTATCTCATTGTATATGATTTCATCTGTGAATAGATAATTTCTTTTAATGTTGTTGATGATTTTTTTAACCATGTTTGATAATGGCTTAATTGCGTAGATGTAGTGATCTTCTGTTAACCAATCATCATCTACTTGCATAAGTAAAAACAACCGTACTTCGCTATCCCTATCAATCATGCTTTCGTCATCTGTATTTTTAATATCCCTTATGATTTCTTTTAAATAAACCATCGGGTAAATAGTGTCTTTATCGTTTACAGCATCTACTTCATTTTGTGCCATTTTAATTGTACCATGTAAGAAAATAGGATTTGGTACTGTTATTTGTGTAGCATTTGGAGCAATTGAATGTCCTATTGGTTTAACTGTAATTGAAGTGTTAAACACAAAGTCTGTAACGGTGTATATGTTGCCGGATATACTTATTTCTGATAACTTAGTCAGCCACCATGTGCATTTTGTATCAATACGGTAGGCATCACTACCTAAAGAAGTGATTTTGTCAACATAAACAATAGCATTTAATGTTGTTACAATATCCTTAAATATTTCTACCGTTGTTTTCATTAAAATATTTTATCCCAAAATTTTAATAATGATCCTATTACTGTTGCACCGCCCAATAATACCCATTTTTGTTTTTTATCTCTGTTTTGGTAGTTTTCTACATCCTCAAGCCTGTGAACAATCCCCTTTTTATTGTACTCTCCGCCTATTAAAGCTTCTTTAATGGCTTTCACATCTCGCTCTATGCTGTCAACTTGCTCCCTCATGCCATGCTAATTTTTTCTAAGTGAATACCGTTGTATTTAGCCCAATCATAGTTATTAGGATTATCACAAATTATCCATTGAATTGCCAAAAATGTGCTTATTGCTTCGTTGTAATTTGTGAAAATATTTGTTTCAAAAAAATTAGCTTCAGATGAATTAGCTTGTTCGTTCGTCTTAATGCCTCCTATGTTGTTTTTTATCGGCAAATCTCTTAAATAATAGAAATAAACAAATAGCTTTAGCATTTCTTTAATACCTATGCTTATGTGTTGTGTGCAAAAACTATCATCTTTACAAAATGGATTGTATATCTCTTGAAATTTAGGTGCTGTTGGATTGCCCGGACTTAAATTCCAATCTGTTTCAAAATCTGCATATAACTCACACCCTAACAAATTAAGAAGTATTTGCTTCTCGTATTTGTCAATGTAAATTTGAATGTCAGGCTTTGTGAATTTATCCATTGGTAATTTCACTTGCCCATTATCAAAATCAGATGTGGTTAGTATTAATGCCATTGTGTATTATTTTGAAGCTGTTTTATTCTTGGTTTTTGAAGCTGTTTTTTTCTCTTTGTATTCAGCTGTTCCATTATCAACCATTTGTTTCGCAATGGTTTTTGTAACATTTCTCACTTCTCCTTTTTTCATTCCGGCAACTTCTTTAATAATTTTGATTTCTACTTTTTCTCTATTTGATTTCATAGCTTATTAGTTTAATTATTAATGTCTTTTACCTATAAAACCCCGCTATTTTCATAGCGAGGTTTTTTTTAGATAGGTAGCTATTATGGTACTGTAATAGCTGTAATAGCTGTGATTGCTGCTGCAATGTCAGGAATATGTAAGAATGCGTTTGCATCTACATTTCTAACTCTGAAATTCAATCGCTCGTAAGCAACAACTGTTACTAATTCTTTCTCCACATTGTCTTTGTTTTCAAAAGAGAATGTAATTGTTATCCCTTTACGAGAATAAACAACTCCTTTAGAGGTGTCCATGATGTAAGCTTGTCCGGCAGGTACTAATGGATTTGCAATTACTTGAATACCTCCAATGTCTAATCCTCTTTGGCTTACCCAGTTTGGCATTAAGTAATTTCCGTCAGCATCTTTCAATAACTTCATTTTAGTAGCATCGCTTGGATTTAATAAAGCAACGTTTGCCATGAACTTATTGTTTAATCCTGCATCTGAAATTAATGCTCCACCGACATAGATTAAATCTAATAGTTGAGCATCTTGAATTGAAGCCGCATAAGAACCTGCTGCAAATGTAGAAGAAACCGCATCAATTGAATTAAGCTCAGGTGATACGCCTGTTCCTAACAATAACTGCTCGTCAACTTTCAAAGCAACATCTGTATTTACTAAGGCTCTTATTTCTCCCTCAACGAAAGAATAATCATCCATCATGTCAATACAAACATCAACCATATCTCTAACTTTCTCCATTTTCAAATCTCTTACTCTCCAAGTTAATTTGGTGTTATGAGTTGAAGCTGTACAGTTAGCTACATTTTTAGCATCTCTAACTACTGTTTCTTGGTCGTTATACTTCACATATTCTTTATCAGTAGTTCTATTTTCAAACAACTGTCTAATAAATGGACGTCTTGTTGCAATTTGTCCTATTCCACTTTCCATCATTGCGAAGTCAGTACCGCTTGTAATATCGGCTGCACTTTGTGAGGCTTTAGTGTTCATGTCAAACTCAACGTCTAATTTAATGGTACCGGATTTTGTTTCTAAAAGAGTTTTAATGTCGTCTTTTTTAGACTCCAATTCTTTTAACAAAGCGTGTTTAAATGTTACAGGCTGTCCTTTAGTTTTAGAATCAACTTCTTTCATCAACTTAGCCATTTGAGTACCCATTGTTTCAATGTTTGACTTCATGGCTGTAATGTTAGCTTCTTTTAAAGAATTAAGCTGTTTTTCAATTTCCTTTCTGCTTTCATCATCCTTAGCAGATTTAGCTTCTAATTCTTTAATTGATTTTTGTTGAAATCTAATTAAGTCAGCAAGATACTTGCCTTGTTCTTCTTCTGACAACTTAGATACTTCTTCTTGAGAAAGCTCTTTAAATGTTAAAGTTTTAGCTCCGTCAAGCATAACCATCCACGGCACGGTAGCTAATGCTCCAATACCGCCACCAAAGGTTAATGCTGCTCCTAAATTATCAATTAATTGACTTGTTTCCATCCCGAAAATAGCCGATGTAATACCAAGCATCAAGAAGCTTAATACTACAAATGAGAATGTTTTTAATCTCATTGCAAATTTTTCATGCTGTTTTTTCATTTTTATAAGTTTTTAGCAATGTTTGTTAATAAATTGTTTTTAATTGTTGGACTTTCTTCTTCTTCGGTGTCATTATTACCATGCTCTTCTTGTTGAGTTGGATTTTTTGACGGCTCTTGTAGCTTCAAATCCGAGATTATCTGCTTTAGCTGCAAGACTTCTATTTCTGTGTTTTTTAGAACTTCTTTAGCTAAATTAGATGATTTAAGTTGCTCGTTTATAACATCAATCCTTTCAAGGATTTCAGTAATTAATTTCTTATTATCGTTTAATGATTTTCCTGTTAAGTTAGGTGTCAAAGCATTTGCTCCGAATGATACAACAGATATTTCAAACAATTCTATTTCTTTTACTACAAAGAAATATCCGTATTTGTCTGCTTTTTCAGGATTTAATGCTCTTGGGTAATAATCTTCCCACGCTTTTCTTGATAATTCATTGCTGGAGTTCTTTTCAGCTAATATCAAATCTCGATAAATAAAACCAATTGAATGATTGTCATATAATCCTTGTTGATAATTTATCAAGTTGTCATTCCCTTTTCGTGTTTCAGGAATGAAACTTTCAAAATACAACACCTCTTTACCGTCATGTTGCCTTTCATCTAACACAGTTATCCTACCTACTGTTGAGGTTGTCTTTATGTCGTGGTCTGATTGATGTTTTATTTTTGCAGTAGCTTTTGATTGTGGACCTTTGTCTGCAATTGTTTTTTTGCAACATCCGGGTATCAACATATCTAAATCGCTGTCAATGTAAAAATATGTGTTAGCAATTGCCTTGATAGTTCTATCTTCATTTTCAGCCTTGCCCAATATTTTACCGCTTTCGGCTATCTTAACGCCAAAGTGAATTGCTAATTTTTCAGTGGCTGTTTTATGTTTAATTTGTTCCGGCATCATTTGTGATTTTTGGTTTTACGCTAATTAATTGCCTTGCTTTTTCTTCATCTATTTCAGGTAGTATCATCATTAATTGTACTACTGCACTTTCTTCATCCCATTCAACTCCTATCCCTTTTAAAATATCTTGAATTATTGTAGCTTTTGTTCTTGATTTAACTATTTCTTTTGCTTGATCTTCTTGTAACGCTTCAATTTTACTCTTGTCAATCTCTATCCAGTAAATAGAATTGTCTCTTTCGTTCCAACCTTTAGTATAAAATGAGTTAAATTTTTCTATTTCTAATTCAGCAACTGGCAACACTCCCTGTGTGTAGAATCTTTTATTGTCTTCTTTTGAATTATTGTAAGTACCTCCGGCAATATCGTTAAACATCCTTGCCGATACACCGTAAACTGAACATAAATCACGAAGCTTCATTACTCCATTCTCTAAAATCTGTAAATCTGTTGGCGACATGGCAAATCTTATGAAGTCGTAACCTCCGTTTGTAATAGGAAAACTTCCGAATTTATTACCACCTCCTATTTTCTTTTTAATTGCTGCATCTAACGTTTTAGCTTCTTCAGGAGTTACCGGACGCTGTCCTTTTGCAGACAACATACCAAACGCACCTCTGTTTTTAATTAAAGAAGCATCTGCCGTGATTGTTTCATTTGATGCTTGTAAGGTTCTCCACGCTGCTTGAAGTGGACTTAATCCCATTATTGGTGTTAGACTTCCCGGGTCAGGTTGTATTTTTTTAACGTGCAGTATTTCATCAACTTCAAATTCATACTCTTTTCCCGAATAGTTGTAAATATATTTCGTTGCTACCGGTCCCGTAATTGTATTTTTATGTTTTATCTCAATATATTGTGGAGATAAAATATAACGTTCTTTAAACACTCCACCAAAAATAGGCTTAACGCCATATTGGATATTATTTCCTGCTGCTAACTGATACACTAAAGACTTGTAAAACCAATCACGCCATGTTTCGTTTTCGTTTGGTTTATGAACAAAATCGTAAAACTCTCCATCTTCAAGTTCTTCAATAACATCTCCCTTTTGTCGCATTACCTTAATTGGTAAATGCGTGCCTGTTTCTGCTATTCTATTGATAATTGAATAAACATAGGTATTGTTGATGTAGCCATCATCAACTACTTTTTTAAGGTTCTTTTTTCCAAATGAAAAGCTGGATAAAACGGTCATAAAAGGCATCCCGAAATCTTCATGTATTAGAGAACTTGGGGTAATTAAGGCTTTTGCTGCTAAAGATAACCTGTCTTTGATGTTCATTTAAACCGTTATTTTATGCAAATGTAGATATTTTTTATTTTGTTTTGATGTTTTTGTTGTTTTTTTATTAAAACGTCCTTAAACAACCCAATATTCAGTTATTTCGTTTCGTTCTATTATACCTGTCAAAACATCAGGTGCTCCATCTTGTTTGTTCGCCCTAAACAATTTTTTGTATCTTGTCAGATGGTTATAAAATTCAGGATAATCAATGTGCCATTTTTCAGGAAATACAATCCTTTTGTTTACAGCTGCTTTGTTCGTGTGTATTCTGCTTTCTTTGTTTGAATTTTGTGTAAACCAATCTATCACGCAATTAGATGGCGTAAGCTTGTCAATCGCCCTCGCAAATCCACGACCTCCATTGTTGCTTTCTATTTCTGTATAACCAACTCTCCTTTTAGTTATCATTTCAGCTGTCTGATCTTCCGTTATCTCCATTGGCTCGTCTGTGTAAAGAATGTCAAGAACGTAGATGTTCTCATCATCAGGATTAACAGGTAAACCGTAATTTATTGAGCATAAATAATCCTTTCCAGTATCAGCAGTATCAGTATAGTTTTTTATCTGTTTGAGTTCCGGTAATTCTTTGTATGTTTTAAATTCATCATACAAATACCCTTCTTTGCTTTCCGGATTACCTTGGTTCATGCACTCAAATTTTTCAGGATCCATATTTCTTTCCTTTATCAGCTTTTTAATATTGTGTTTTTTGGGATAAAGTGCTTCTCCTTTTTCTCTTTTGTCTATTTCGGTTGGTTCGCCTGTTTTTATTGCTTCAAAATTAACTTTAAACCAACCGTCAAAATCAACATCAACATCTTCAATGTCTTTGAGTGAATTGATAATTATTACTTTATCTTGTTTTTCCAACCTACCGATAAGGTCATCCTCATGCCAACGAGTAAAGACTATCAACTGTTGACTGTCATTGTGAAGTCTCTTAAGTACTACTGACGTGTACCAATCCCAAACACTATCACGAATTAAAGGAGAGTTTCCCTCTGCTGCATCTTTATACAAATCATCCATTATCATAACATCAACAGGGTTCCCTGTTAATGCTCCACCACGTCCAACCGCTTTTAGTCCACCTTTGTAATTTACTATCTCAAATTCCTCTGAATTTCGTAAATAGTTAGATGCTACTGTTACAACATTGATACTGTTTAAGCTTGTTTCTTTAAATACTTGATTGTATATCTTAGTGTCTATTATTCGCTGTACTGCCCGGTTAAATTTCTTTGCAAATGTTGATGAGTAACTACCTATGGCTATTTTAGTATTTGGGTTTCTCCCTAAAATAAAACTCGGCAACATGATAGTTGAACCGAGTGATTTACCATGTTGAGGTGGTATGGTTATGATTAATCTTTTTATTTTCTTCTTTGCAAACGCATCTAATATTTTGTAGTAATTACAATGAAATTCTGTTTGCTCAAATTCCGGCATCATACACACTGCAAAATCTATCAGATTTCTACGAGCTAATTCATTCTTTACTTCGTTAATATCAATGTTCATTTCCCACGCTTTACAATTAGTTTAGTTATAAATGCAAATAATAAAGCTGTTAAATAGTAGTGCCAATAGCTTAAAAATAATTCTGTTTGTGTGATTTCAGGATTAACCACTAATTCTTTTAATGGTAGAAATAGAAAAATCAGCATGATTAATGCTGACGTAAACGCTAATACTAATGTGATGTTTCTCATAGGTTAAAGCTTTGCAGTATTTTGTTATAGGTTTTGTCTGATATTTTTAACGACTTCTTAATTTCATTTTCTGTCATCCCATTAACATACATCACATAGAATTGATTTCTTTTATGATTTCTTAATGAAATAAGATAATCTCGGAACTCCAAAAATGAAGCAATAAGCATAAATGCCGAAATAGTGAATAACACACCGCTTAAAAATTCATCTGTGTTAATTGCTGCAATGGATAATCCTATTGCTATAATTACAAATGCTATAATGTTTCTTTTCATTTGTTTTGGTTTAAAAAAAAGAGCGTGTCCTTACAAACAACGACTATTAACTTAGCTTAATTGCTTCACGCCCTTTTTTATTTGATTAAATATTTAATTTCACAATTATACTTCATTAACCGGTTTATTGCCTCTCTTGTTTTCTTTGGCAAAAACTTCTTCTGAGTGTTTGACTTCATCACAAATATACGCTTGTACTTTGTTTTCTCCATGTACAAACTAACATATTCTTTTTTGCTCAAATTGTATATTTCTTGACTTACTCCCATTTAGCTTTACAATTTTAACGTATTTTGGTTATTTTTAAAAGTGTTGTTTTTATTGACTTTGGTTAACTTATTACACCGTGTAGATAAATTTAAAATACCTTTTTAGGATTTCAATAATTAATCTTCTTGGTTTTTGGTGTTTTTCTCTAGATCTCTTAATGTTTCTTCGCTCAACCCACCATAATTAATTATTGTTTTATTTTCAATCTCTTTTCCTTTGGTTGTATGATCTATCTTTTGACTTGGTCTAGATATAGCTCTGTCAAACATTTTCTCAATAATCTCAAAACCTTTATCACTTAAAATGTTTTTTGCAATAATACGAACTAAAGATGGTTGCTCTTTTTCTTTTACCATTTTCTCTAACTCATCAATTTGTAAATTAACCAATCTCAAATAAATAGACTTTATTTCAGCGGAAGTTGTTTCTTTTACTCCCATTTCTTCTAGCTCTTTATTTACGCTAGACACTAATTTTCTATTTGCTCCACTTCTATTAATGTTTTGTGGGTTTTTTTGAAAACCATTAGTGTTATCTTCTGGTCTTATTTTTCCTCTTCCTCCGGGCATAATTTCGTTTGCTTTACGTTAGTACTAATTCTTTTTTACCTTTTAAAAATATTTTTATTTCGTTAATCCAATCTTTAGTGAAATTAAAGTATTTTTCGTCATTATCAATTGTGTAGTTCTCTACTCTTGAATTGTAAGATAAATTTCCACTACCATCAATAACATAG